AGCCTGTGTACACCGAGACTGACAATGAGGTCGTGCAGGACTGGACGGTGGTGGAAGATCCGCCCGTGGAGCCTGGTGCGGAGGAAATCCTCAACGTGCTGTTGGGAGGTGACAGCGAATGATCAGCAGAGCACTGGCAAGAAAACTTAGGTCATACATCGAGAAGGCTGCCATCTCACTGTCCGATGAGGACGCCCTTGAGGCTGTCGAGCTGTACCCGGCATGGAGGCCAGGCACGGCCTACGAGGTTGACGAGCGCATCCGGCATGAGGGCATCCTGTACAGATGCGTACAGGCTCATACCAGTCAGGCAGACTGGACACCTGATGCCACGCCTGCCCTCTGGACGGTGGTGAGCCTTGATGAATGGCCCGAATGGGTTCAGCCCACGGGGGCACAGGATGCGTACGGCTTTGGTGAAAAGGTAAGTCACCTTGGTAAGCACTGGGTGAGCGGCTACGACAATAACACATGGGAGCCGTCAATTTACGGCTGGAATGAGGTGGTCTAAATGGAGACCATCCTTGCATCACTGATTTCCGGCATCGTGGCTATCGTTGTTTGCATCATTAACAGCCGGTCACAGATGCGGGATTTGGCGCACAAATTGGAGTTATCGCAGGCCGTGACCGACACCAAATTGGAGGAACTGACGAGGGAAGTGAGGAACCACAACAACTACGGGGAGCGGCTGATTTCCTTGGAAGAAAGAGTAAAGAACTTAGAGAGGGGAGATGATGGACGATGAGTAATAAGACCTATGATACCTTGAAACTGGTTGCACTTATTCTGACCCCTGTTCTGGCATTTCTCGCATCGGTCGCCAACATCTGGAACATTCCCTATTCCGAACAGATCGTTGCGACCCTGACCGGCATCGATACGCTGGTGGGCGCTATCGTGGTAGCGCTGAAGACCGCATACGACAAGAAGGGCGGTGACACTGATGTCACTGAAGATTAACAAGAGCTTCATCCACGTGAACCACACCCTGCTGAAGCGGAACAAGTCCGACATCAAGTACATCGTTATCCATTACGTGGGCGCGCTGGGCGATGCGAAAGCCAACTGCGAGTACTACGGTTCAACCTATGTTGGAGCCTCGGCGGACTTCTTCGTTGGTCATTCCGGCGATATCTGGCAAGCCAACGATTACTACAATTATTATTCGTGGCATTGCGGCGGCGGGCTTCAGGGCACGGGTGGGCACAAGTATTTCGGCATCTGCACGAACCAGAACAGCATCGGAATTGAGCTGTGCGTCCGGAAGCGCTCCACGAAGACCATGAACGCTACGGATAAGGACTGGTACTTCGAGGACGCCACGGTCGCATCCGCCGCCCTGCTTGTCCGTCAGCTGATGCAGGAGCTGGACATCGACATTCACCATGTCATCCGGCACTATGATGTGAACGGCAAGATTTGCCCGAACCCGTTTGTGTATGATACTGGCAAAATCACGTGGGCAGGGTTTAAGCAGCTTGTCACCGGCACGGTTCCGATTGAGAACCCAGTGTCGCACGGGATACCGGCAAGTAAGTCCGACTTCATCGAGAAGGTCGCTAAGATTGCCACGGAGCTGTGGCCTGACCTGCAGATTTTGCCGTCCGTGGTCATCGCACAGTGCTGTCTCGAGACTGGGTACGGGCTCGGTTCGGACGCGGCGGAGCTGGTGGAGCGGAATAACTTACTCGGTATGAAGTCCGACCTCATCAACTCCACGTGGAGCACGTTTTCAACCTGGAACGGTGAGAGCTTCGTCAAGGTCACGCCGGAAGTCGTGAACGGGAAGACCATCTATATTAATGATAGTTTCCGTGCGTACCCGGACTACAGAACCTGCATCGAAGACTATGAGCAATTCTTAAGAAACGTTAAAAACGGAGCCGGTTACAAATATCGCGTTATTGTCGGCATGACTGACCCGGAACAGGTCATCACCGCCATCAGCAAGGGCGGGTATGCGACGGATCCGAGCTACATCACCAAGGTCATGAAGCTGATCCAGGAGAACGACCTGACCAAGTATGACCCGAAAACAGAGGTGAAGACTGACATGACCGTACCAGAGAAAGCCGTACAGTGGGCGCTGAAGACTGCCGCCGATGATACCCACGGCTACAACAACAGCAAGGGTCACCGCACCGGCAACCCGGACTACGCGTGTTCCTCATTTGTTGCGGCGGCGTACCGGGCGGCGGGCCTGACCTCCATTCCGGCGGATGCGTACACAGCTACCATGCGAAAGCAGTTCTTGGCGGCAGGCTTCGAGGATGTGACCTCAACCGTCAACCTGAAGACTGGCAAAGGCATGCTTCCGGGCGACGTGGTGCTCAACCCGGGTAAGCACGTGGAGATGGTGGCGAACAAGAAGCTGCAGCTGGTTGGTGCACGCGGTGAGGCCACCGGCGGCGCGGCTAACGGGAAAGCCGGTGACCAAGGCGGCGAAATTGCCGTGACCGGGTGGTTCGACTTCGGGTGGAGGTTCTGCCTGAGGTATCCGACGAAGACCGAGCCGGTCAAGGTGACGTACATCGTTCAGGCGGGCCTCTACAAGGTCAAGGCCAACGCGGACAAGGCGTTGCAACGCGTTAGAAGCGTTGTCCCGGACGCATTCATTAAGAATGTCGGCACTCAGTACCGCGTGCAGGCAGGCGCGTATTCGGTGAGAGCCAACGCCGAGAAGAGGGTTGCGGAATTGAAAAAAGCGGGCATCAGCGCAATCATAAAAACAGAGTAGGCAGAGCCGAATATGTCACGCCATATGACACGACCGCCCGCGGCGCCCAGTAAATAAGGCATCCGAACGGGTTCGACTCCCGTCTACTCCATTTCAAGGGGATTCTCAGTAAATCTGGGAGTCCCCGTTTTTTATTGGAATTACGCGGCTTTGCGCGTTACCACTTTTGGTCAAGAAATTACCGCAGATGGTAGAAAAATACCGTTTTTGGTAAACTGTATGACACGAAATATGTCACGCCAAGGCTCAAGGAATAGCGCTGTTCATCTTATCCATCTGCCGCAACAGTTCGTCCTGCATGGCGTTCTGATACACACTTTTAAGTACCGGGCTTCCGGGCTTCCACCCGCCCATCTTCGCCACGTAGATATCCGCGATTCCGAGCGTGGCGGCTCTGGTTGCGTAGCAGTGCCGGAGCAGGTGGAAGTTGAACGGCGGTATTCCTGCCTTCGCTATAGCCCGCCTAAAACGCGCAAGAAGGGCATTTGGCGTGCAGGTGATGAAGTTACCGTCTATTGCCTTCAGAACGCTTAAAACGGGCTCTGCAAGCCTCAGAGTGCGGTATGAGTCGGCCGTCTTCGGCGTCTGCTTGACAACCCAGATGTTATTCTCATCGGCAACGACATCTTTGCTGATTGTCAGCAGGTCACCATTCAGGTCATCGGAGGTCAGGGCGCATATTTCGCCGCGCCGCAGTCCGTAATAGTAGGCAAGCATCAGCGCAATCCACAGCTCGGTTCCCTCGACGGACTTGATGAGCTTCTTCACGTCGGCGTCCGCCGGAAGGTTATACTGCAATTTGGCTTTTACCGGCAGAGACACACTAAAGGCCTTTCCGGGCGCGAACATCTTGCACGCGGACAACAACAGCACGTAGATATTACGGACGGTCTTTGGGGCACGTGTGTCGCTCAGGGACGAAATCCAGAGCTGGACGCGTTCAGAGGTCAGGTCGCGGATATTTTCCGATGCGATATCATCAAAGGCCGTGCGCTGTGCCGTACGATACCCGCGGATGGACGCGGGAGAGAGCACAGCCGTTTTTGCGGTGATGTAGCGCTCCACGGCATCCGATACGGTCATGGACTGACCCCGGGCCTTGCGCTCGACGGCCCACGCGGCAGCCGCGGCCTCGGCTTCGCGCTTGGTGGGAGCCGTGAAGGACTCATAGACAGGCCGCTTCTTGCCGTCACGCATGACGTAGTGCGAGAAGACCCGGCAGCGGTAGGAACCGGACGGGAGCTTGCGGGCGGTTGCCATTCGTCATCACCTCCTAAAACTTGGCGCGAAGCTCGACCACCTTGCCGATGATGCGGACAGGGAGCCGCTCCACTTCTTCCTGCGTGTACGTGATGGGTTCATATGCCGGGTTGGTGCTGATGAGCATGATGCCGTCTTCAAAGATCTTCAGGCGCTTCACGCAGGCGTCCGAACCGTTGACGGTGACCACGACGATCTCGCCCGGCTCTGCCACTTCCTGTTTCCGCACAATGATGGTGTCGCCGTCGGAGATCTTCGGCTCCATGCTGTCACCGACCACGCGAAGACCGAAATATTCGCCGGATCTGCTGAGGGCTTCAGGGATCTCTTCATAATCGACCACTTCGCCGGACGCTTCCAGGGGGATACCGGCGGCTACCCTGGAATAGACGGGGATGCGGACGGATGCGGCGGCCTTGCGGTTCCGGTCCTCGACAAGGTCGGCTTTTTCAATTCCAAAATATTTAGCCATGCGCTCAATCTTATCAATTCGCGGGTAAGTCCTGCCGTTCAGCCAGTCAGTCAGCGATGAGTACGGGACGCCGATTGCCTTTGCAAAGTCCCGGCGCTCGATGCCCGCCCTGTCCATGAAGAACTGAATGTTATCTCCCATGATTTTCTTATTGCCTAACATATCCGTACCTCCTCCAATTTCATCATAGCAGAAACCGTAAAAAATACAAGATAATGACGGGAAAACCGTTGACAAAAACGGTTTAACCGTTATAATAGAGCATGTAGGGGCTTTATGGGAAGGAGGTGATGAATTGAAAATGACTTTAAAGGCTGCACGTATCAACGCCGGTCTGACGCAGGTTGACGCCGCGAAACACCTCGGTATCAGCCCGTCAACACTGGTAAGTTATGAAGCAGGGCGGACGTATCCTGACGTTGAGGTGCTGAAAAAAATTGAGGTCTTGTACAACATCAGCTACAACGACATTATTTTTTCATGCCCGGATGTAACGGTTTAACCGTTTTGGAGGAAGGAGGCAATGGCAAGAGCGGACATCATTTTTGTCGGGCCGACCGGGAAGCTGAACGTTCAGCAGATAGCTAAGGTCACCGGCATACCGCCGACAACGCTTTATCGGTGGAGGAAAGACCCGGACAGCATCAAGGCAGGGGATCTGCGTTTGCTGTTCAAGGCGGTCAAATTGCCGCCGGAAAAAGTAATTGAGTTTTTCAAGTAAAATTTGAGTTTTTCAAGTGGAAATTGAGTTTTTCAAGAGGGGAGCACAAATGAAGAAGAGGGGCTTATTTTTCGGCGCGTTGTTAATCGGTTCCATCACCCAGACCATGGTCGACCTGATCGTGCTGACCAAGTGGGACATCATCGAGATCTACTTTATGTCCGTCATGGTCGGGATCCTGATCACGGTTGGGGTCGGAGCTCTGATCGAGGATGAGCCGAAGAAGAAAAAGAGAAGCAGAAGGGAAGTTAAGGAAACGCGCCTGCCGGTCATCCGGGAAGGCGTGCTGTACGAAGTTAGGAGGGAACACGAAGCATGAAAGAACTGACATTCCATCAGGCGGCTGATGCTGTCAGGGCAGGGAAGGACATCCTGCTGGCAACAGGTTCACGAAGTCGCTTGTCAACACGGCGTTTTTCGATGCCGAACGATATTTCATCGATGAACCAGCCCAGACGGAACCGAAGAAGACCGGCGTGGAGCCTATCATCCCGCCATCCGAATACGACATCATCATGGAGAGCCGCCGGGCGGGCGAAACTTACGATCAGATCGGTGCGCGGTACGGATGCACGGGAGCTACGGTCAAAAATTACCTTGTCCGTGAGGGCAAAGTAAGAGCACAGAAAGGGGAAAAATAATGGCATTTGTTGAAGACAAGCAGGAGATCTGCGATCTGTTACTCGAGACGCTTAAGGCAACCAGGGGCGGGCAGGACATCGTGAACTTGAACTATGCCCGGATCACGCCGTCGGAAGAGAGCGTCATGGTTCTTTTCGCCAACGGAACGCACATCAACGTCAATGTGTCCATGGACAGCGGTCTGGGCATGATCCGGGACATTATGAAGAAGGTGTGAGTATGTACGGCTATTCATGGTCAGACCCCGCCGAAGAGGAGGAAATGGACAGGGAATACCTCGAGGAAGCACGCACTATTCCGTACATAACCTGTGATGAATGCGATTGCGTGCTCCATGAGGGCGACACGTACTACACGATGGACTGGGGGAACATCTGTGAGGCGTGTTTTGAGGCGTGGCTATTGGACAACAAGAAGGAGGTGGAGTGATGGGGCGCGTCGTGGGCGTAATGGGAGAGTCCGGGTCCGGCAAGACTACCGCAATGCGGAATCTGCCGAAGAACCAGACCTTCTACATCGACAGCGACAAGAAGGGACTCAACTGGAAGGGGTGGCGTGATGATTTCGCCAACCTGGAACACGAAAAGGTGAGCCCGGACAGGGGCTGCTACTACAAGACCGACAAGTTTGCTGTGGTCGCCAGCATCCTGAGGAAAATCAACGAGGAAGAGCAGTTCCGACATATCAAGTATGTCGTGATTGATACCCTCAACGGCATGATGGTAGCCGAAGAGATGGCAATCATGGCGATGCAGTCGGGCGACAAGAGGTCGGCGTGGTCTGATCTGGCCCAGAACGGGTGGAGCATCATCAATCAGGCGCTTGAAATGCGGGATGACTTAACGGTCATCATCCTGTGCCACTCGGAGACTATCTCCGATGATAACGGCATCATCCGTACCCGCATCAAGACCAACGGGCGCAAGCTCGAGAAGCTGGTGCTCGAGAGCAAAATGACCACGGTGGTCTGGGCGGTCAGACAGGATGGGAAGTATAAGTTCATCTTGAGCGCGGACGGGAGCACGTGCAAGGTGCCTCTCGGGTGCTTCG